TATTCTTTTGCAAATCTGATTGTTGACTTCTTAATATTAAATCCATTAAACCAAACACTCTGATATCTAAAATTTCTTCTACAACCTCACGTCTGTATCTTGGTTTCATTTTCATAAATGGTTCATATGAAGAAGAACCTAATATAACAACTTGTATAAACGATCTGTAGTTTAATTTCATTATATTAGCCTCTAAATATTTTTGATAATCAATACTAGAAGCGTCTTGATTTACTAATTCTCCGTCTGAATATATTTCAAATTTGTTTGGTTTGATGCCTCTTGTTATAACATAATTCTTTGTTCCTACTGTAAACTCCACTGTTACTTCAGCATCAGCATCATTAATAGTATTAACTATTTGTTCTTTCTTAATCATTCTAAATGGTTTATTAAACAACACAAAACACAAAGCATCAAGTAATGTTGATTTGCCACTACCATTTGTTCCTATGATAAGTGTTGTTGGTGCTTTGTTTAATTCTATTTCTATTGGAGTATTACCGGTAGATAAAAAGTTTTTCCATCTAATTTTTTTAAATACTATCATGTTTCACTGGCCTCTACATATAATTCTTTTGCAAATTTTTTCAATTTAGTTTTATCTAATGTTGTGTCTATTTGATCAATATAATTACCTAAAAATGTTAATGTATCTTCTCCTTGATCTAATATATCTTCTTTGACCGTAGCTGTTATGTCTGAAGTTAAATCTTCTATAATGTTTAATTCGTGAACGTTTGTTTCATTATGAAATCTGTCTACCAACTTGTCAAACATATCTACATCTGTTTTATTAGATATAAAAAGTTTAACAAAAGTATTTTCAAATTGAGTTAAGTCTTTTTTTGTATAATCTTCTTGTTTGTCATTATAAATTAATTTTTTATGTACTGTTATAGGATTAGGTATTCTTGTGAGTTCTCTTGTTTCTGTATCAAATATATGAAAACCTTTTGGACAATTATAATCAGACCATGTAATTTCATAAGGCGAACCTAAGTAATAGACATGGCCGTCATCTGATCTTTTATGAAAATGCCCCGATATAACTTTTTCAAATCGTTTAAATAAAGACTTATCTAATCCTTGTTCGTTAACATGTCCTTTGTGCATTTCAAAACCTTTTATTTCTAAATGGCCCATAACAATTTGTGCTGTAGAATTATCTATAGCATGTAAAGTTTCTTCCATAATATCATCACATATCCATGGTAAAAATAATATATCTAATCCATCAAATGTAATTGTATCTGATTTAGAATAAACTTTGGTGTTTTTTGATATACTTAAATTTTGTAATGCGTTTACTTCGTTTGTATTTTTATAATAAGTATCGTGATTGCCTAATAATATATGAGTATCAATATTTAATTCTTCTAATTTATTCCAAAAATTTAATTTAAAATTATATGCTGTATTATGGTTGATAAATTTTCTTCTATCAACCACATCTCCTAAATGAATTAAAGTTTTGATATTATTCTCTTGTAGATAAGGAAAGAAAACTTCCTTGTAAAATTTATTAAAGTAATCTATAAACGCAGGTGAATCATTTCTGGCTCCCCAATGCGTATCATTGATCAACGCAATTTTCATACTAACTCATTAAAAAATAATCTAACTTACCTTTTTTATTCTTCTTTTTTTTCTTTTCTTTTTCTTTTTTTATTTCCCTATAGGTTGTTAAACTTTCAACTTTAGGTGTTTCTTCCATAGGTAAATTCTTTTTCAAAAATTCTGTAAACTGATTATGAAATTCTCTGTCCTCGCCTGGCATTAAAGCCATATCATCAAAATTGGAATCTAATAATAATTTGTGTTTAATTGTAACCTGTTTCTTTTCTTTTTGTATTCTTCTTATAAATGCGTAATATATAATCTGTGTAAAGTAAGCAAATGGATTATTTGATTTATCAGGATCAAAGTTGTCCAAATACTGCAAACAATTTTCTATACCATCAGAAATCATATCATCTCTAAATGTATAGTTAATAAAATTTGGTCTATATGATAAATGATTTGCTATTTTTAAAAAACAAGTTCCAATATAGTCTGTTACTAAAGGATGAGGTTGTCCATTTTTCTCTGCTTGTTTACACATTTTTTTATAAACAATCATTGCCGCTAAAAATTCTTTATTACTAACGTAATGTTCTTTTGATTTTTTTGATGTTGTCATAATTTAAATATACTATAGTTTGTGTTATTTGTCAATCACTTATCTACTTATTGTTAAAAAAAATTTCGTTCCAGGATGTATTGACTTTTTCTCTTTTCTGTATATAATAGGCGTGTAGCCTCTTTGATGGGAATACTCCAAGTTAATGGATGGACTTTTTATGATCTCTAAATGAGTCCCACAGTTTATTATACTCATCATTTTCTTCTTCCGACAATTCTTCATATTCTAATTCACCTCGTTTAGGTGTTACAATCTTCTCATACTTTTTAGATACCTCTAAATAACTCTTAGACATCTCGTCAGTGGCATTTGTAATTGTAACAATTTTATCTTTTGGAATAGTTATAATTTGATCATTTGTATAACCGACCCATTTAATTAATGCGATATAATCTTTAAGACCTCTTGGTGTTAATTGTGATACGTATTTAATTTGTAACGGCTTTTCTAAACGCAATAAGGGAGTTCTATCTGGCAACTGTTCTTTTGCAAGACTACAAACAATGTCGTCTCCGTTAATTAGTTTTATTATTTTTATTTGTTCCATTGTTTAATTCTACGTTATGAATTTCGTAATTAAAGTTTTCACCAGTGTATATATTTATTCTTTCTCTGAAGTGTTGTAATGTATAATTCTCTTTATCGTTGTATGTAAGATCATCTGCTATATCATATAGAGTAGCGGCCGAATTATTATCTTTTAAACGAAGGCCTCTACCAATAGATTGTAAATTTCTTATTCGAGATTTACTTGGACTTGCAAAAACAATATTATGTAAATTTCTTATATTAATACCAGTACTAAACGTTCCGTAACTGGCGATTATAATTGCGTTATCAGATTTTTCAGTTATAAATCGTATCTTTTCTCGTTCTTCAGCCTCTACACCACCATGAACGAAAAATACTTTTCTATCATCTGCTTTATCTTCTACAAGTTGTTTTAATATAACACCATGTTTTTCTACATATTGAAACAATACTAAAGAATTACCTTTTAAATCTAAACATAAATTACGTATATATTTGTTTCTCTTATCATTAGATACCAAAAAATCCATTTCTTCTTGATAACTTTTATCTTTTAAGAAGTGTTTTGAATACTGATCGTGTTGTAATACTAAACATATAATTTTTAAATCAGCTAATTGTTTTTTCTCTTGTAGTTCAGCAGTTGATGTAACTTTATTAACAGCACCAAATAAACCTTCTAAAACAAGTTTATTAGTTTTAGTACCATCTAAAGTACCTGTAAGGCCTATTCTATATTTGCAATCTTCTAGTTTAGTCATTATCTTACTTAAAGAAATGGCCTTAAACAAATGACACTCATCACCTATTACCACACCAAATGATTTAAACCATTTTTTAGGGAGATTATAGATTGATTGCCAAGTAGATATAACTACATGTTTATCTGTTTCTTTATCGTGGCCTTGATATATTCTGTGTACATTTTTATCAGGATTCCAACCATAATCTTTAAAGTCTTTAAACAACTGTTCTACCAACGAAGTTGTTGGCACTATAATCAATATCTTATTATTTGGTTTATCTTTTAATCTTAATATATTAAATCTCACTAATAGATAAACTATTAATGATTTACCAGATGCTGTAGGAGATAATAATAAACAACGACTCTTTTGTAACGCATGTACAAAGGCTTCTTTTTGATAATCTCTTATTTCCATTGGTATCTTTAAACCAGAAACAAATTTATTCACCAATGTTTTATCTACATCTACATCTTTTATTTTTGTACCATCTACAATTTGTATTTTATTATCTTGACACCATTTAACAATATATGGATAAAGACCTGCAAATATTTGACCAGTTGCGTAAGAGAATAATCTTATTTTACCGTCCCAAAAACGATTTCTAAATTGTGGTGTGAATTTATAACCAGGAACTTCAAATGTAAAATATTCAGATAAATCTCTACGAATAGCATCTTCTGCTTCTATTTTAAGATATACTTCGTTTTTTTTATCTATGATTATATATTTTGTAAGTGTCATTGTTAAGCAAATTGTGAACCAACTGCCCAACCTACTAATACTTTTCTTGTGCCACCTGTAACAGGATTTACCTTATGCCATACAAATGATGGAAATGATATTAATGTTCCAGTAGTAAATTTATCTTTAAATTTAGTATTAATATGTTTTTCTGGGTTTGGATTTGGATTTGATATTTCAAATTCACCGCCTTCGTAATCTTCATTTAAACATAATGTAAAACTTATCTTTCTTATCATGCCATTAGAATAAACATAAGAGTGTGAATCTATATGCCAATCATAATGGTCATTAACATCATAAACAGTATATTGCAGTGGTTCAAATTCTTTAATATTAAAATTCCATTTAGCACTTTTATTATGTTCATTAATAACTGTTCTCAAAGTATAATTTAATTTATCATCTTTTAAAAAAACCACCTTAGAACTTCTAGTTTTTTTATTATTTACTTTGGAATCTATTTCTGCTAATGCCAAAGCATTTTTTTCAGCAGTTGTTATGATGTTATCACAAAATTGTTTACTAAAACGGCCAATAGAAATACAATGATTGTTTTCTAAATACATTAGATTGCTCCAGATGTAAATCTTTTCCACTCAATTGCATTTTTAATAACGTATGTTCTATTGACTATAATTCTTAATGTTCTATCTAAAAAATCTACAACAGTATTTAAGTAAGCAACTTTTTGAGTTAACTTTTGTATATCTTCATCAGCCTCTAGATACTTGTCTATATCAGTTTTTAATATTTTAAAGTTAAAAGGTTTCAATTGGTAAACTTGAGGATCGGCCTTACCTGTATAATATTCCCACTTATCACGTTTTATAATTCTTAGTTCATCTTCTGTACGTGTTAAAAGCAATTTAAACTTAGTATAGTGTTTTAAATATTTGTTATGTAATTGAGGTGTTTTTAAAGATTCTAAATCCAACTCAATGTCATTTATCTTTAAATCTTTATCTGCTTCTATTTGTAATTGTTCTAAATCCATTAATATAATATATCACAAAACCAATAAAAAATCAAGTATTATGAAATAACTTCTGTAGTGTTAGATGCGCCTACGTTTGCAAATTCATATATCTTATATTTAAAAGTAACGTCTGCTGTTAAGTATTGAATATCAGTTGCTTGTTGATTGTAATTTAAACCACTCAAAGATATAGGAAATACATCACTAAATCTTACTTCTGTAACAGGATTGTTTTTACTTGTAAGTATCATTAAAGTTGCGTCGGATAGAGTTCCTCCTGCATTAGGAGCGCCATATTTAACTTTTCCAATCTCTGTGCTAACACTTCCTTTGCTAGTAGGAAAACGATCTACGCCTGCATTGGAAAGGGCCTGAAACTGTGTGTTGTCTCTTGGAAAACCAAGGCCAGTTAACCAACCATGTATCTCTTGATAGTTTAATAGATTTTCATCTACCAAAAATGACATTGTTAAATCAGCGTATGTTAATTTTTCACCAGGTATTGGAATATCTTTTAAAGGGTTTTGTTGTTGTATGAAACCTAATGAAACTGCTGGTACATTAACGGCCGTGCAAAAGTATTCTACTTTTGGCAGTTTAAGTATATTGAATTTAAACTGTGTAGGACTAGCGTAATCTATCTTAGTTGGCTGTCTTGAAGCTGTGTTAATGGTTGTCATAATACTATTTATATTGAATTTTAACCAAAAAAAAAGAGACGGTTGTTTAGACCGTCTCTTTAATTGTGTTACTA